GAAATGACCGCAGCCATTTGGACTTTGACATTCGGGGCACTCGGTTTGGTAGCGGTCAACCCACCAGTAACCGCAGGGTTGTACCAAAGGATATCGCCATCAACAAAAGAGTTAGTGTTAACGGCTCGTAAAGTTCCCTGATATTGCACCAATCCAAAGCCGTTTAGGGCAATGTCCTCGGCGGCAATACCCATGATGTATGAGCCATCGCTCACACCTGTGGCTGGCGCACCTGTAGCGACACCAGAAGCCCCCACAGAGCCTGTGAACATCACCACTTGACCCTTGGTAATGGCTGACGAGGCTTTGATGTAATAAAACGAATCTTCTAGGGCATGACCTGTCACATTGGTGGTCATCCCGACATTCAGAGTCGTGCCACCATCCCACCAAATCTTGCCCACCGCAGCCGTAACAGTCGCACTTGTGTTGAACTGCAAATAGTCAGCACCAAGGTTGGTCAATCCTGTGATTGTCCCGCCTGTGATGTTGACGTTATTTGAGTTCTGGGTGGACATACTGCCCAAACCCGTAATCGCCGTGTTTGGGATGGTCGTGGATGCCGTGACAGCACTAGACCCATTCCCATACAAATAACCAGTCAGTCCAGATGTAATCAGCGTGCCAAGGGTCGCAGAGCCGCCCGTTATAGCCACGCTATTAGCGTTTTGGGTGGACATAGTGCCCAACCCAGTAATGTCGGTGTTTGGAATCGTTGCAGAGGCTGTAAATGCGCTTGTGCCACTTCCCTTGACATATCCAGTCAGAGTAGTTGCTCCAGTACCGCCATAAGCCACGCCAATCGTGCTTGCGTTCCAAGTCCCTGCTGTCAGCGTCCCAACACCAGTAATTCCTGTGTAAGACCCTGCGATTCTTGCGGTGTCAATCGTGCCACTTGTGATCTGACTTGCCGCAATCGCTATGTCTTGGGCACTCAAAGCGGTCAGTTGACCTTGTGCGTTAACTGTTGCACTCAGACTCTTGGATGCCGAGCCATAAGATGCCGCAGTCACACCAGTATTCGTGATGCTAAAGGTGTTGGCGGCTAGAGTCAGTCCTGTGCCAGCGTAATAAGTGTTGTTGGCTGAGAACTGCACCCAAGGCATCGCCGTGACACCAATCGTCCCTGTGTCGGCAGCGGTGCAAACCCATCCCGTTTGATAGTTTGCAGAGCCATTCAGGATGACCGTGTAAGCACCTGGCACTTCCGACCATACATCCATGTCGGTTGCACGAGTCCATGCGCCAGATGCGGCTATATAAATGCCGTTTTCTGCGCTTGCGGTCTGGTTTTTGACCAACACTCTATCACCCGCCAAGGTGGTGTAGGTGTCAATCGTCTGCAAACCCGACAAAGTAATGTTTGCCGTGGTCGCACACTTGACCGCTTGCTTGGGATTCAAACCTTGTGCAATTGCATCAACGTATTGCTTGTTGGCAATATCGGTGTTGGTGACAGGCGCAGTCGTGACCTGACCCGTAGTCGCTAGAATGTTTGTAAAAATACCTGTTGATGGGGTCGTTGCACCAATGGTCGTGCTGTCAATCGTGCTATTGGTGATGTGCAACCCCGATTGTTGCGGGTTGACAGTCGCATAGAACGGTTGACCTTGACCAATGAAGGTCTGAAAAGTCCCATCAGTTGAGAAATACGCCTGAACAGGCAGTAAGTTCTGAACTGACGAATCTGCGGGGCTTGTCATTACATCGCCACAGGGGTCACATAGACGATAGACGGGCCAGCAGCCGAGCCTTTCATCTTGACATAGCAAGGCGTGGTCGGAATTTCAAAGATGATCGGAGCGTTCATGCTCGGAGGCAACACAAAATTGCCAGTCGTGCTACCACTCACAGGAACAACAGGGTCAGCAACATCACTCGGGCCAAAAACCACCGCAACAGCAGTAGAACCCGTATTGATCAAAGACACAAAAGTGTTTTTGTCATTGGTGTTGGATTGAATCAGAACGGCTGAGGTAGCGGTTGCCCCCACCGATACTGCCGTAGTCACGCCAAGGGAACGAATGGTAGAGGTGGTAGACATGAGCCTTCCTTTATCAATGATGATTTATTTTAGCCGATTAGCGGTTTTTTAACCACTTTCCTATGTGTCCTTGAAAAATCTTGTAGCCAGTATGCCCCATCGCAATTTCAGGGTCAATCCAGACTCGCCCACCGACTTTTCGCCAACGAATACAAAAACTGAAGTCCTCGCCCCACTTGTAACCATCCTCAAAAACATGGTCAAAAAGCGGGTAAAACTGAGCATCTCTTTCAGCCGTGTAATAGTGCCTCTCAGGATAAGACTCAATCATCTTAGCCACGCATTTGCGGCTTAACTTCATAAACCCTGTGGGCACAGACTTAACTTCCAACAGTCCAGTCTTGGGGTCTGCCCACAATTCAGGCTTATCAAGGTAGTGAATCGGATATTGAATCGGGTCACGGCGCATCGGATAAACACCCGCCACCAAGTCAACAGGCGCATCAATCAACCTTAACAGACCGCCCTTTTCCCAACTTACATCATTGTCAATAAATACTAGGCAATCGCAATCAGACTCATAAAATTTGGTTGCGATTACCCCCCTGCTGTCAGCAATCAGGGCGTTTCCAATATCGTCTACCAAGGTAAATGTATCGCCTCTGTTAACCAGAGTCATCAAATCGGTCATCAACGACCTCATCGTGCCCATGTGGATAACGCCTGTGTAGGCAGGAATGGCAATCATTACGTGCATGGTATCTCCAATAAAAAAGCCACCCCACAGTTAAGCAGGGTGGCTCTTAGGTTAAGAATTAGGCGGTGAGGCCGACATTCTTTAGCGCCGTGATGATCGCATTGGTAGCAGCGACAAACTCAGCGGTGGTGGGGGCTGCGGTCAGGGCGGTGATTGCACCAGCCTGAGCAACGGGGGTCGTGCCGTAAAAGCCGACTTCACCGCCACTAGCGCCAACCAAAACGCCATCAGCGGCGCTTCCGTTGAGCAGATAGACGGGGGTGACTGTGGAAGCGGGTCCAGGATTAGACATGATGTGTTTCCTTTCCTAATTAAGATGCAACACGGCAGGACAGTTCGGGGTACAGCGGCGCCCACCCATACAACACGTCCAGACGAGTCGGAATACTGTCATTATTGCACTCTGTTACTTTCAGCCTTTCAGCTTACTGACCATCTTTCAATGGCGGGGTTAGTTCTTCGACTTACCCTCTGAGACTTCTTTTTTAAGTTACGTCTCAGTTCAGACTATCGCATCAACCTTTTTACAGGTTGTCTTCTCACTTAGTCGTTCACGCTGCTTTTTATCGCTTGCGCCCTGTTGTCCACTTCTGGAGTTCCAAGTCAATCAGAGAAGATTTTTCCGTAATACCTTACAGTATTAGGCCACCAATGCAAATGACGAATCATTCGCAACGTTAATGGTATATTGACGTACGACACGCATGGACAGACCGATTTCCTTGTCGGAAGCACGACCTGCAAAGTGAACACCCTCGGGCAACTCAAGATCAGCACAAGCCAGCGTGAAAGCGTTTTTGTGCATGATGATGTTCTGCGGCGACACAGTACCAGCAACGTTGTAGAACGTAATGGCAGCGGTGGCGCTTGCGCTCGGGATGCTCACGTTTTGGAACTGACCACCAGAGATGATGGCAGGGCTAACGACCACGGTGCTTCCGCTGATCGACTTGATCACGAAATTACGCAGACGGTTAGAGCCATAAGCCTGACGGTTTTGGGGGTTCACAGCATACACGCCAGCAATGGTAAAGGTGTCGCCCACGTTGGGGGTCACAGTACCAGATTTGGTGATGGTGATGGTACTGGTAGAAGCCCAACCAGAGGTCAGGATGCCAGTATTGCTGGTGGTGGTGTCAGCGGTAGCAGTACCAGCGAACGAACCGAACTGATGCGAAATCACGTTCTGATCCAGTTTCCAGTTCATGCCAGCCGAGTCACGACCCATCAAGCCTTTGCGGTATTGCTCACCGATAGCCTCTTGGGGAACGAACAGACCTTTCAAGCTGTTAACGATCACGGCAGAGGTGAACGGCTCAACGATACACGAACGGCGACCATCACGAGGAGCGCCTTCAGCATCCAGATAAGCGCCAGCGGTCAGGTAAGTGCCGAGGTCGCTAGAAGGAGTGCCAGGAGTGCCCACGATGTTGGCGGTGTTCAACTGAGCCATGTTCAGACCGTCATAGTCAATCTTGTTGGCGATTGCGGCAATAGCGGGTTTGAGCACACGGTCAGAGAACATATCCAGCGACAGAGCCAAATCTTGGGTGGTGAACTGGGTGTCAACGTGGAATTGGGTGGACAGCGTAACGGGCACGCTCGTCTCGTTGAAATCTTCAACGTTCAGGGCAGGGCCAGTAGTGCCGATGAAACGACCAGGGCGGCGAACGTTGACGGTATTGCCAATTTTCGCACCAACCACGGCGAACTGATCGTCATAGTTACGATCAACTTCCGAGGTAAAGGTCAACTCGTTTTCCAAGACCATCAATGCTTCATTGGTGATCTTGCTGATTGTCAGAAGCGTATTTGACATGACGCTATCCTTTCAAATTCAATGGACAAAAAAGGGTTGTCAGCGAACCTTACCCGCTTTTCTTGCTGCTTTCCATTCGGCGTAACTTCCGTACCAATTGCCATCGCTGGACAATTTCGTTTCCGCTACACCAGAAACAGCCTTCAAAGGCGTGACAGGCGCTGGCGCTTTACTTTTGACCACAGGCTTCTCATCCGCTTTCGCTTCAAATCGTGCCTCAAGTTTCCCGATCTCTTTCAAGGCTGCCCGAGTGGGCATACTAGCGACCTTTTTGGCGAATTCGCTGTTTTCTGCCAAGTGATACAGGATTTTTGGGCCTACATCACTCTCAAGAATCGCATCACGAATATCGTCCGACACAACCACCTCAGACGAGGCAACCATGTCATCAAAGTCTGGCAATTCGCTTTTGGCTTGCTCTACCTTTTGCGTCCAAGATTGAATCACCTTTTGACGCTCGGCAGCCAAAGCCGCTTCTGCTTCTTGCCGTTTCATCTCCTCGATTCGTTTGTCAGCCGTGTACTCAGCGAGTGCTTTGGCGTATTCAAACGCATCTTGGAATTGGCTAGGTTGAGGTTCTTCGTCAATGTTGACCTGTTTAGGGGTCGCCTGTTTCTGAAGTTCCGCAATTCTTTGTTCTAGTTCAACCCTGCGCTGACGCTCGGCTTCTGCCTCTCGGCGAGCTTCCTCACGTTGCTTCGTAATCTCACTAAAACGCCTCTCCAACTTCGGATTTTGCTTTTTAGGCTCGTCCTGTGGCTTGGCTTCCTCTTTCGCTTCTGGTTCACTCCCATCTGCATCCACTTGCTCTGGCTCTGCTTGTTGCGTTTCTGCAACATCAGCCTCAGATGCTTGCTCGGCAGGG